GGACAACGAACTTGTCCGCGTTGCGAGAGTTGCCGTTACGCATGGGCTGCCTCCTTGTGCTGCTCGAGCTTCTGCCGGCGGGCTGCTTCGTATTCGCTGGGCAGGATTTCGATAGCACCGCTGATCCAGCCGGAGGTCGGCTGGCCGGCGGCAACATTTGCCAGGTGCTCGGTCTGGTTGATCTGGAAGCCGAGAAGGAAGTAGGCGGCGCCGCTCAGCTCGAACATCACGCCGCCGCAGAGCAGCAGGTTGCCGGTGTTGATACCGAGCTGTTGCCAGGTCTCGTGGCTGCTGATGCGGCGCGGGCAGTGCTCCTGCCAGAGGGCGACAAGGCGTTCGTGCTCGGCGCGAATGGCCTGGCGCTCGATCTTGCTGGAGCCCTTCGGGGGAATGGCGTTGATGCGCAGCGAGCGGTAGCCGTAATCGTCGGGGAGGCGCCAGTGCACATCGAGCGCCGCGCCGCGGCCGAGCTTCAGGCCACCGGCATAGTGCGAGTCGACGTCGCGCATCGAGGCGGGCTTGGCATTGAAGGCCTTGCCGAGCTTGGCGAGCTGAGCGTCGAAGGCATCCTTCTGGTCGTACCAGCTACGCACCAGGGCGACCACGGCCTTGGCATCATCGCGCAGCTGCTGGGCGGCGTCGCCACGGCCCTGTACCCGGTAGCCCCCTAGTCGCAGCACCGACTGCGGGGTCAACCCCAGATGGGAACAAACCGGAATTTCGCGCTCCACCAGATAGCGGATGATGTCCAGCTTGAAGCCGGCACCTTCGATCTTCACCATCTCCGCGCCCGCCTGCAGCAGCTGCAGCGAGGCTTCCAGAGCGCGCTCGGGGGTGGCGTCGGCGCCGAATGGCAGGTCGGCCACCAGCAGCGCACGCTGCAGTACGCGGGCCACCACGGTGGTGTGGTAGACCATGTCGGCGACGCTGACCGGCAGCGTTGAATCGTGGCCCTGCACCACCATGCCCAGCGAATCACCGATAAGAATCAGGTCAACGCCATTGGCATCGAGGGCGCGGGCAAAGCCGGCGTCATAGGCGGTCAACATCACCAGCTTCTGGCCATTGCGCTTGGCCTCGGCCAATGCCGGGACGGTCCAGGGCTTGCTGTCTGCGTGCGTGCTCATGTGGGGATAACAGTGGCGTATGAGCCGACCATTATCCCCCTATCGGAGTGATGTCGCAGGTTTTCATGCCTACCAGCGCGTCACGCACCGTCCCATGCCCGGGTATGCAGGCGTCGGCCGCCACCTCGGCCAGCGGCAGCAGGGCGA